GAGGTACTGGTGTTACAACAAAAGCAATGCTTGAAGCAATTGGTTGGGTTGCAAATAAAGATGGTCATGGTGCTAATCCAGCTAATTTAGATACTTTTCATTTAACAACTGACATTCGAACATATTTAGAAACAAATGGTGCAAATTCATTAGGTACATCTGGAGCATCTAATCAAACTCTTTTAGCGTTAGTTCGAACAAATAATGTTAATTTAAATTCACTACCGGTAGGACACTATGATAGTCAGAAAAAATTAACATTTGCAACTACTCGATTTGATGATGGTTTTCAAAGTCCAAGTCCACCTAATTCAGGAATAACTGCTTATAGATTATGGCTAAGATTAGGATCATTTGAAGATAGTATGGGTGGCGGTGGTTATCAGCCTGGACGAATAATATATCAAACTGCAAATGATGCAGTTTATGCAACAACAGAAGACGCGGGTGGTAATATAACTATTACAAATGATATGTCATATTCTGCAGTTATTGTAGAATCTGTGCAAGATGAAATAAGTGAAGAATGGTATTTAATTATTACAAGCGAATCTGGAACATTTGATAATACTAAAATTTTAAGAAGTCGTCAAAATGGTATAAGACATAATAAACAAACTCATATATATGATACAACTGGTGATATAGGAACTGGAATAGGTTACTATAAGTACCCAAGCTCTGCAACTGGTTTAGGTACAGCATCGAATACACGTGGACCAATTGAAAGATTTGTTCAATATGCAAAATATAATGTTGATAGAGATGGCAATGTTATTAATAACGGTACAGAAGGTGCAGGTAAACCAGTTGATTCGGATGAAGGCTTAGTTATTAGAAATAATAATTCTTCTCATTTTGCCAGTGTTGACGGCAAACTTGGTCCAACAAGAGTAGGTTATGTTGATGATGTACCTCAAAATGGTACAACAACTAATACAACCTTTAGTCCATCAAATACTTCTGTCATCACTGGTAATGGTCCTTTTGTTATAATGCCTAAGGATTTAGAAGATGTAAGCGCACCTACTACTCATACACCTACAACTAGAAGTAATGAAATTAAAACAAGTGATCTTCGTGGTGCGGTATATCCATTTAAATATCAATGTAAAATGTTTTTATTAGGATCACAATACTATCAAAAATTTACTACTCTTAGTGATGGTAGTGCTAATTTTCGAAGTTTTGGATCAAGTGGAGTATGGTATGATCTTCCTGCAATTAACTCTGGATTTTTAGCAAATAATTTACGAGATCAAAATGTACATCGTGATGGCGGTCAAACAGCGGGTCAATTACCTAGATTTGATATACCTTATGATACTCCTAATCCTACTGCATTTAAAATTAGTACAACTGAATTTAAAGCAGAAATAGCTGGTGATTATGATGCAAGTGGTAGTCCAAAATTTAGAAAACATTATATGAATCATGTTGCACATCCAGGAATTTGTATTGTTAGATCAAAAGTATTTGAGTCAACAAATCCAGATGATTATACAGAAATAGTTGCAGTATCACGTGATATGACTAAAAAAAGTTGGGGCGGAGGATCTAGTGTTGGCAGTGTAGGCTCAGCTGACGATCGTAAATTATGTACTATTCCAGCAATGAGTTATATAATAGAGAAGCCTGGATCTTATGTTGTAACATATATTACAAAATTTTTAAGACGTGATAACGCTGGAGGTAAGTTAGTTTATATTAATAGACCCGGATCTCTGACAAGCACTGCAGGGAAAGCATTGACTCAAGAACAACTACAACCAATTGTTACGTTTGAAACAATTTAATAAATAGGAAATAATTATGGCAGCACCAAACTCAAGAGCAACATTAATAAAATACTGCAAACGTGCATTAGGTGCACCTGTAGTAGAAATTAATGTTGATGACGATCAGGTAGATGATCGTATAGATGAAGCATTACAATTCTACCAAGAATATCATACTGATGCTATTGAAAAAGCGTATTTAAAACATCAAGTAACAGCACAAAATATTACTGATGGTAAAGCTGGAACTGGTATTACAATTGCATCAGGTGTAACAAACGTAATTAAAGTATTTAATTTAAGCGATGCATCTGGAAGTTCATCTAATATGTTTAACTTTGATTATCAAATGCATTTAAATGATTTACATAATATAAATTATGCTAATGGATTAATTGATTTTGCAATGGCTAGACAACATTATGCTATGTGGGAAATGCTTGCAGATGATGACGATAAACAGTTTGAGTTTAAACGCCATCGTAATAGTGTTATTATACACATGGATTGGGACGAAATTAGTGAAGGAGAATTTTTAATATTTGAAGTATATCGTATAATAGATCCAGATTCAAAAACTGATGTATATAATGATTATTATTTAAAAAGATACGCAACGGCACTTATTAAAATGCAATGGGGTATTAATCTTTCTAAGTTTGAAGGAATGGTAATGCCTGGTGGTGTAACATTTAATGGTCGGCAAATATTGGAAGATGCAAAAGAAGAAATAGAAAAACTTACAGAAGAGGCGAGATTAAATTGGGAAATGCCAATTGATTTCTATACAGGATAATATATGCCACGTAATGTATACTTTAGTCAAGCAGTACAATCTGAACAACATCTTTATGAAGATTTAATTATTGAATCATTAAAGATTTTTGGTCAAGATGCTTATTATTTACCTCGAACAATTATAAATCGAGATGAAATTTTTGGTGAAGATTCTTCGTCTAAGTTTGATGATGCGTATATGATTGAAGCATATATTGAAAACCCAGAAGGTTTTGAAGGTGAAGGAGATTTATATAGTAAATTTGGTCTTGAAATAAGAGATGAAGCAAACTTTATTATATCAAGAAGACAATGGCAAAAATTTATTGGTACACATTATAGTAGTACTACATATCCAAAACCTGATGAAGGTGATTTAATTTATCTTCCTTTAAGTAATAGCTTTTTTGAAATTAAGTTTGTTGAAGAAGAACAACCATTTTATCAATTATCTAATTTACCAGTTTATAAACTATCATGTGCTCTATTTGAATACAATGATGAAGATATGGAAACTGGTGTTACTGCAATTGATAATATGCAAATTAAGAATGCATATCAAGTCACACTTGATTTAACAGTAACAGGTGGTAATCATTTTGTAGTCGGTGAAACTGTAACACAAACCGTTGCAACAGGTATTACAGTCTTTGGCGAAGTTCAAACTATTACTAAGACATCAGATACTGTTGCGAAAATATCAGTATCAAATATTGGTACAGCTGATACTACAAATGCATCTACTGCAACAGACTCTGCTCGTGACTTCTTAGTAACTTCAGCATCAACAGGATTTTCTGCTAATCTTGTAGGATCAACTTCAGGTAATACTTGTGTCATTACAAATGTATACACATTATCAGATGATAGTACAACAGATACGTTTTCATCTGATTCACAAGCTAAGAATGTTCAGTTTGAAATTGCTGGTGATAACTTTATTGACTTTTCCGAAAATAATCCATTCGGCGATCCATCGGAGACATTATAATGTTTGGTTCTCATTTCTATCATGCTACAGTTCGTAAATCAGTTGCCGTCTTTGGTACACTATTTAATAACATAACAGTTGCTCGTAAGAAAGGCGATGGTTCTTTAATTAATCAAGTTAAGGTACCATTAGCGTATGGTCCTAAACAAAAGTTTTTATCTCGGCTTGATACTGAAACTGGACAAGATGCATCAACTGCAATTAAATTACCACGAATGGCTTTTGAAATATCTTCAATTGAACAAGATACAAATAAAAAGCTTCAAAAAAGAGTAAGTATTGATGAACCTACAGCGACTACTGTTGTGACAGGATCAACTACTACTCGAACACAAATTACAGATTTTACCGATGCAACTCATACATATGCACTTACAAATGGTGTAAAAACTGTTTCATCAGGATTCGGATTTGGTTCTTTAAATGATACTTATAGCGCAGGATTTAATCCTAATACTGCATATTTATTCAATACATTTAATAATGAAGATTCTGATGCTGCAGAAAAACCTTATAAAATATTATTTGTTATAGCTAGAGATTTTACTGAAAATGGTGATGGTAATGGAACAACATTACCTGTAGAAAATAGATCATCATTTTTTGGACAAAGTTTACACCCAACTATAAATGGTGCATTGGATCCAACTACTACTGTTCTTAGTTATGGTGGAGTAGATCTTGCTGTTGCTGATGCAGAAGTTACTGACGGTTTTATTTTTAGTTCGCCTGCTTATCGATATACTTGGAAATTAACTCAAACACAAATGGACACAATATATGATAATAAACCTGGCGGAGCTGGTACAGGTACAGGTACTGTTGTAATGTCATGGGATACTATAGTAACAACTCCTACTACAGCTGTTAGTTCTCGTAAATCAATTAGACAACAATCACCATATAATATTAATATGCAATTAAATATTATGGCTAAGAATCAAGATGATGGTTTACAAATATTAGAACAAATCATACCATATTTTCAGCCTGAATATACTGTTGCAATAAAACCTATTGATGATATGACATCATTTAAACAAGATGTACCTATTATATTAAACAGTGTATCTTTTGATGATCAATATGAAGGTGATTATAATAGCCGAAGAGTATTAATTTATACTTTAGATTTTCAAATGAAAATGACATTTTATGGTCCATTAACAGAACCTAAAGTTATTCGTCAAGTTCTTATTGATTTTACAGAAGAACGAAAGTTTGGAGCTGCTATTACATTATTATCTGCTATTAAATATCCAACATTCTTTGTGCCTGGAGCTACAATATATCAAGGAAGCGATAAAAATAGAACTTGGTCAGGTACAATCGATTCTTTAGAATCTACTGTTATAAGATTAGTTGAAAATAACACAACTGGATATACAGCAGGTGGACCATTATTTGTAAATAATAATGGTGAAATACAAAAGTATGATGCTACTGGTAATACGATTGCATTATCTGCTGATTTAAATACTTTATCTTCTATGGATATAAAAATTGGAGATACTGATACTGAGTCTGACTTTACTGTTACAACGACTATTAATAATACTGATTTCTCATGATTGATAAAAAAGAAAAGCTAGCAAAATCTTTAGAGAAAAACTTACCAGTTGATATTAAAAATAGAGAACTGGAAAAAGAACTTATCTCTAAGAAAGATATAAATGATGATTATACCTTTTCGCGTGATACTTATAAAGAACTTATAAGCACAGGTATGAATTCGTTAGATTCATTGGCTGAGATTGCGAGAGAGTCAGAACATCCTAGAGCTTTTGAAGTATTGGCAAAATCGATTAAAGACATTGGTGATGTAACTGATAAACTTATGTCGCTTCAAAAGAGCAAACAAGATTTAGTACAAAAGAAAGACGAAGAAAATAAAATAACAAATAATAATGTTTTTATAGGGAGCACAACTGATCTTCAGAGAATGCTCATGGATAACAAAGAAAAAGTGATTGATGGCAACGTTAAAGAATAATGAACTTGGTTATCTTGGAAATCCTAATGTAAAACGAGACGGAGTTGAAGCTCAGTTTACATTAGATGAAATCAAAGAATACCAAAAATGTATGCAAGATCCTGCATATTTTGCAACTAATTATATAAAGATTATATCTCTTGATCAAGGTTTAGTACCTTTTGATTTATATGATTATCAAAAAGAAATGTTTCATCATTTTAATGATAATCGATTTTCTATTGTATTAGCTTGTCGACAGTCAGGTAAATCTATTTCATCGGTTGTATACTTATTATGGTATGCATGTTTTCACCCTGAAAAAACTATTGCTATACTTGCAAATAAAGGTGCAACTGCAAGAGAAATGCTAGCACGTATTACTTTAGCTTTAGAAAATTTACCATTCTTTTTACAGCCTGGATGTAAAGCATTAAATAAAGGATCAATAGAGTTTAGTAATAACTCAAAGATTATTGCAGCTGCAACATCTGGTAGTTCTATTCGTGGTTTATCAATTAACTTATTATTTCTTGATGAGTTCGCGTTTGTTGAAAATGATGCTACATTTTATACATCAACATATCCTGTAATATCATCAGGTAAAGGAACAAAGATTATTGTTACATCAACTGCAAATGGAATTGGTAATGTATATCATAAATTATGGGAAGGTGCAATTACAAATACAAATGAATTTAAACCTTTTCGTGTAGATTGGTGGGATGTGCCAGGCCGAGATGATAAATGGAAAGAACAAACAATTGCAAATACTTCTCAATTACAATTTGATCAAGAGTTTGGTAATACATTTCAAGGACGAGGTAATACATTAATTAATGCAGATACTTTATTAAATCAAATAGCAAAAGATCCAATATATACACAAGAAAATACATATGTCTATAAACGACCTGTCGAAGGTCATAACTATATTATGTGTGTTGATGTATCAAAGGGCAGAGGCCAAGATTACTCAACATTTAATATTATTGATGTATCAACACCTGTATTTGAACAGGTAGCTGTTTTTAGAGATAATAATCT